CGTGTCCGTGTGGCATGAGCCAATTTTTATTATGAGGTAATTGTGTATGAGTAAAAAGCGTATTAAAGATAACGGTATTTTATTCTGTGGGCGCAATGCGTCCGAGGTTACAGGATCAATTACCTATATAAAGTTTAATGGAAAGAAAATCTTACTAGAATGCGGACTTCATCAAAGTTCAAGCAATTCTTATTTAGATTCTTATAAAGTTAATTCAAAAAAATTTCCATTTAAGCCTTCTGAGATTGATTATGTGTTTGTTAATCACGTCCACATTGATCACATTGGTCTGCTACCAAGACTGGTGAAAGAAGGTTTTTCTGGAAAGATTATTTCTACTACTGCAACAATGAAAATCGCAACACTACTTTTGAGTAATTGTAGTTTTATTTTGGAAGACGAAGCACGAGTGTTGTCAAAACGTTATGGTAGAGAGTACTCCCCCATTTACACTCTCGAAGACGTTCATAACACAATGAAATTATTTTGTGATTTCAACGAATATCACACAATTTTTCATTTAGATGACACCGTTAGTTTTCAATGGTTATATAATTCTCATTGCGTTGGTGCGGCGCAATTGCAGTTGATATTGACAGATGGAATTAATACAAAAAAGATTTTGTACACAAGCGACATTGGTGCGTTAAATACTAACAATCATTATGTTGAAGATACTGAAATCCCAACAATGTTTAACGATGTAACCATTATGGAAAGTACATACGGCAATCCAGAACGGATAAGTAAGAAAACTAGAAAATTTGATGTTGAACATTTGAGAGTAGCCATTGATACAGTATTAGAAAGAAATGGCACTGTAATATTGCCAGCATTTAGTTTTTCTCGTTCTCAAGAGATTCTCACTATTTTATATGAACTATATGGAAAAGATAAATCTTTTGATTATGTTGTTGTAATGGATTCTTTGCTTACTTGTGATGTTACAGATATGTACGAACATGTATTGTATGAAAAGTCGTTAGAACAATGGAATAAAGTTCGTAATTGGGAGAATCTGCGTCTGATCAGAGACAAAGAAGAATCTAAGATGTGCATCGGGAACGCATCTCCGAAGATTGTAATTTCTTCAAGTGGATTTTGTACAAATGGCAGAGTCCTTGGATATTTAGAAAAATATCTTAGAGATAGGAATTCGATGATTATATTTTCTGGATATGTTGGAAACAACGAATCTTATCTTTCCTATCGTATCAAGAACTATAAACACAATAAAACTATCAATATCAATAAAAAACCAGTACCAAACCGGGCAGACACAATCAGTCTGTCTACTTTTAGTAGTCATGCAGATTTTAATGATTTGGTTAAGTATGGAAGTAATTTGAAAACAAACAAATTAATTCTTGTACATGGTGATACTGATGCAAAAGAAAATTTAAAGAAAAGATTGAAAGATGCCATATCCGAAAATGACAGAACATATAAGGTTGTTTGTTCAGAAAAAGATATGGTTGTTGATTTATAAATTATGATTGAAAGGTTAAATACGGTGAATAAATGGATGATCTATTACTAGCCATTTCTGAAGACGACAATATGTACACAGAAATTATTAAAAGTAATTTGAAAGAAAGACGTATTATCATCAATCAAGAAATTACAGACGATTTACTAGAATCTGTAGTGATGATGATTATTCGTTGGAACACCGAAGACAAGCATATTGAAAATCCTAAAAATAGAAAAAGAATCATTCTTTACTTGAATTCTGATGGCGGCGACGTGATAATGGGTAGCCAACTGCTATCTGCGATCAAATATAGTAAAACTCCCGTTGTAACAGTTGGTTTTGCAAAATGTGCGTCCATGTGTTCATATTTGCTTGCAGCAGGAACTAAAAGATATTGCTTCCCTAATACGGTAGTTTTATATCATGACGGACAAACTGGTTATGTTTCCAGTGGCAATAAAGGTAAAGATATTCAAAAATTCTATGACAAACTTGATGAAAGAATGATTCAGTTTATGGTTGAAAATACAAATATGACTGCTGAGTTTATTGAAGAAATCAAAGATAGAGAGTTTTATATGTTTGCCGAAGAAGCAAAAGAACGTGGTATTGTGGATTATATCATTGGTGTCGATTGTGACATTGATGAAATCCTATAACTATATACACTTAAACAAATGACAAGATGATTAAAAGGAGAAATGTAAAATGGCAAAACAAGGTATTAAATACGCAATCACTAAAAATACCAACATGAAGATTGTAGGCGTTGTGGATGCAGAGAAAAATCACATTGTTGTAGATGGTGAAATTATCGACATTGCAACAATCCTACATGAATTTGACAAAATGGAAGTTAGCTTTTCTATGTCTATGAAGGATGAAGAAGAACTGGATGTTCCTGAAAACATCGCTAACTAAGGCGGTGTTATATATTGATGAAAAATGAAGATTTTCTAAGAGAGCAACTAGCTCTTTTGAAACGAAAGGAAGAAGATCCTACTCTTGAATGGCAGGACATTGTTGATTTCAGAACAGATGCTCTAGGTTTTTCTGAACATAGAGATAGTGTTCGTAAAGGATACAAGCTACTTGGAGAGTATGTTCGTGCTGGTTGGGTTAATGATCCGGCAGATGTTAGTCACGAACTTGGTATGAGTGAAGATATTATTGCGCTTAAAAAAGAACGTGTAAAACTTTCTGATGCTAGAGTTGAATATAATCGACAAATCAGACAGGAAGCCAGAAAAGAATCTTATCTGGAAATGGTGCAACGTGTTATTTGTAAAGAAACAAAACCTATTGTTTTAGATGTGGACAATAATTTTGTACATAATGATAATGATAATGACCTGATCGTTGCACTTACAGATTTGCACGTTGGCATTGAAATTGACTTATGGTGTAATCAATTTGACGAAAATATTTTTAAGCAACGTATTGAAAAATACACATCTAAAATTATTGAAATTCAGACAAAACACAATTCTGAAAATTGCTATATAATCGCAGGTGAATTAGTTAGTGGTATTATCCATAATAATCTTAGATTACAAAATAATATGGATTTAATGGATCAATTTAAAATAGCAACCGAAGTGATTGCTTCGATGCTTATTGAGTTATCTAAGTATTTTCACACTGTGTCTTTGTATATGACGCCCGGCAATCATAGTCGCATCTCCCCTAAGAAAGAAGATGCGCTTGACGGTGAAAATATGGATATTATCGCAGCATTTTATTTACAGGCACGATTACAGAATTTTACAAATATTTTCATTCATGACAATCGTGTTGAACGAGAAATTGCAATGTTTGATGTTAGGGGCAATTTTGTTTGTGCGGCACATGGTCACAAGGATCGCCCTGAAACAGTGGTTCAGAATTTTACAATGATGTTTGGTAAACAACCTAATATTGTATATCTTGGTCATAGACATACAAATGCTATGACGACAGTTTACAACACAAAGGTTATTGAATCTGGATGTGTTTCTGGATCAGATAGTTTTGCCGTATCAATTAGAAAAACAAACAAACCAGAACAAACAGTGTCTGTTGTTGATGAAAATGGCTTAGTTTGTTTGTATGACATTCAACTTGATAATTAAAGCTGATTAAGGGCGGGATAACCGCCCTTTTCTATTTTATAAAACAAAAACAAACAAAACGTAACTATTTATTTTTATGACAAAAAGGAGAAATTAACTATGAACAAAAAAGAACTAATTAAAGTAATGGCAGAAAAAATGGATACAACACAGAAAGTAGCTACAGAATGGACAGAAAAATTCTTCGAAGCAATGCTGGAAGGCATGAAAGAAGACAAAATCGTTGATATTTTTGGTTTTGCTAAATTTGAAGCTGTATTTAAAGAATCCAGAGAATGTAGAAATCCTCAGACTGGTGAAACAATGATGACAAAAGCTGCTTACGCTCCTAAAGCAAAATTCTATAAAAAAGCAAAAGAGTTTCTAAACGACTAATGTGATTCATAGAGGTGAGTTTGTATGAATACAAAAAAATCTATGGATAGAGTTGACTATTGTTGTTATTCAGAATTTATCGAAGACGTTTTATATTCTGTTGATCACGTAAATTTTGAAGAATGTGAAAGTGTTTCTATTATTGCAAAATATGATGAGGCAGTAACAATTGTAGAATATTTACTATGTAACGACATTGTTCTTCATGCCATTACAATGCTAGAGCCAGAATATTTTGGTGGATATAACAAAGAATTTATCATTACTGTCGACGAAGATGGTCTTTGTGTAGAACCAATGTGGAGAGAAGCGTATGGCGCCCGCTCTGCTGGATATCTATATGATGAATCTACAGTATGTTATGTATTTGGTAATTGTCATAGACAAGTTTTAGATCATATTGATACAAGAGTTGCAATCGAAGTAAATATTGGTTTTGACGAAGACGAATGTGACGATTGCAATGAACATGAAGATTGTTTTAAATGTAACGGTGACTGCGATAATTGTGATATGAACGATGATGTTGATAATCATATTGAATACACAAAATTTGTAAAAAAAGAGACTAAACCTAGAACTCAGAAAATTGAAATGGATAAAGATATGAAAGGTTTTTCTATTTCTACTTCTGATGACTACGGTTATTCTAGTTTTAGTTTTCATTCCACAGATGAAGATCTGGTTAAAGCTATGTTAAAGAAATATGAGAAATTTTGATTTGTGGATTTGAAACCATGGAAATAAATTTCTTCATGGATGGGTGTTCCCGGCATTTATGTCGGGAACATAACCTCCTATTTTTTGTGGGTTATTAAACAGCTACGGAGGCTGGGCAGTCTCTAAAACTGTTATCAATGTGATTCTAGTGGGTTCGACTCCCTCATAGCCCAAGTTATATATGTAATAAATTTTCTATAAATGTAGAAGTATATAATATAAACGAATCATAACCTAGCCACTTGGTTATATGGATCTTCTTGCGAGGTGATCCTAGTTTTGAGGTGGCGTTTATTAGGAATGTACTCATGGTGTTGTGCTTACGTCTGTGCGGTTCAGTTCATTACTTTTACTGCTATTTCAGTGAGAAACACGGCGGTTGCAAACGCTCACTTTTCGGAGGCATGGGTCTTATATTATGTGTCATGAGCTGGAATGGTATAAGCACTCACCTGTTCTGTGAGAGATTATGGGTTCGATCCCCGTATGACACAATACTCAGTTAGCATTAGGGAATACGTCACAGGCGGCTGACGGGTTGTAAATGTTTTAGGACAAGCCGCCCACCCAGACCACAAGATAATGCTTGCTAACGGCAAAAAGGCTTAGGTGGTCATTTTTTATGTGAGAGTACCCTATAAACCTACGAGGTCTAGGGGCGTAATTTTAGCATTATTACTTTATAAATTCACATACCAGAGATGTGAATAGCTGATGAAGTGGAATCCGTGATGGAATGCGGTGAACATGGAGGCTTACAAGGGTAGCAACTTACTACAATCCATCTTAGTTCGTGAGAATGAAAGAAAGTTGCATTGTTATGACAAGCAAATCAATCACGAGTGGGTTGATATTATTGGAGGTATAGCCTCGTGAATTGAGCTTTAGGCTCGTACAGTGGATATGAAAACGCTGGATTGCTTCTTTTTAAGTTGTATGAAAGCGTTGGATTGTTCATTATGAGTAACTGGATTAACCTTACATAGTTCAGGAAGTTAGTTGTACAAACAACTAACTTTTAATATCACGCCTATAAAAACACAATAAAAGTCCATTTGGATTTTGGCGTATACCGAAAAAGGGTTAATATTAGGGCAGGAGCAAACCAGTAACCCTGAGACATTTTTATAAATGGCGACAGCGATTGCGTAAGGCAACGATCGTTCTGTTAGGCTCTTGCGTTATTTATGAAAACCAGAGCTTCACACGCCTCTCATTGATGCGCAACCCGTGAAGCCTTTTTATATTGAATGAAATAAAAGGAATAAGAGGAATAAATTATGGCGAAAGAAAAACAGACAAGAAGAATGGTTGCAATGGCACTGGCAGCAGCAGTGACAATAAGTTCTGTTCCTGTGGTTGCATTTGCGGACGAAAATAATGTAATAGATATAGATGTTGCTACAGAAGGCGAAACTGTAACTGTAACTGAAAAAACAGAAGATATTCCTAATATAACAGTTTTGCTAGAAGAAGGCAAAACAACTTTTGTGTCTTCTGAGTCTTCTGATGAAATTAGATTAGAAGGAGATGTTCCTGAAAGTGAAGATGATACAGATTATGATTATACTGAAATAACAGAAACTGATCGCACTGTAACAGCCACTATGGGAACAGTCGAAACATTTCAATGTAATGGTGAAAATGTTGAGATTTCAGATGAAATTAAAACAAATCTGGATGCATTAAATCCTGAATGGAATTCAAGCAAAGACCATGTAAAACCACCTACTACATTTGAAAAATATGATAGTTTGGAAAAACTGCAAGAAGCATTGGAAACAAAACCTGATGGGTATGATTTTTTATATACTGGTCATGGAGAAGATAGTCTTTATGGTGTTGACTATGGTCTAAATGGAAATATTCATGATGCTGGCACAAGCACACAGCAATTTCAAATGATTGACTTGTCTAACCCTTCTGTTTTAAATAGCGTAACAGATGAAACATTAAAAGAAAGTTTAGATATTCATACTGGTTACTGCGTTGATTTAAATACGCCATCTCAAAAGGGGTACTGGTATGAAATCGAGAACCTAGAGGATGCAGATTACTACACAAATGACGCAAAAAATCATATTAGAGCAATTGTGACAAATGGTTATTGGGGTACAGTTGGTTCAGAAAAAGATGAAAATGGAAATGATATCCCAAAGACAGGCAGTTTAGACGCAATGAAGAATATGTTAAAAAATGCATATACAACAGATGAAGAAACTGGTGAATCTATTAGAATTTTTAGCGATGAAGAAGTTGAAAGTTTAACTGAAGGTGAAGCATTAACTGCAACACAGATGGCTATCTGGAAGTATGGCAATCATTATGGTTTAGAAGATAATCTTGGGTTTACATCAACTACTCTGGACACTGCAATTAAACATACTGATAGAGGCGGTTGGGTTGAGTGGATTTATTCAAATAATGGAATTGACGATCCATATGGTGAAGTTAAATATACAAATGAACTTGAATTAAATGGTAAAAAAATGACTGATGAACAGGTTGTAGATGCAAAAAACAGAATTAATGCTGTTTACAATTATCTTATCGGTCTATCTCAGACGAAGGAAGAGTCTAACGCAACAGATGTTATCACAGAAGATAAAATTGTTGAGTTAGATAGCATGAGTATGACTGTTGGAGAAAAATCTGATGGTTATGCAGAGAATGTTGACGATGATAATAGTAATGATGTTTACAATGTATCTTTAAATTTTGCATTAGTTGTTGAACCTAACAAAGATAAAGATGATTTAATAGTAAAGGTTATCAGAGTTGCAAACGATAGTTTTGGAAACATCATGACAGAAGAAATCGCAAAGGCAAGATTATCTGGCGATGCAACAAATGACGAAGGGTTTAATTCTATAACATTTGATGAAGATACAAGCTCCTACACCCTATCTGGTCTAGAATTAGCGGAAAATTCAAATTGTGAGTTTAATTTGAAACTAGAGGGTGTACAATATCTGCAACAAGGCGTTTATATCTATTCTTCTGAGATCAGAAATGATATTTCCTCACAGACGTTTGTAGGTATTGCAGAGGGTTACAAAACAGTTGATGTTGGTATGAAAGTTGATTTGAACTTCGATGTAAAAGAAGGAACAATTACTGAAAAACACTATTGGAAAAAGACATCAAATAATGACTCTGACAATGATAACTCTGACAATGATAACAAAGATAAGCATGAGAATAAAGCTGAGAATGACAATGAAGGTAACAGATTTTCTGATGACTCTAATGTAGATGATGACGCATTAGATGATGATGTATATATGGAAGATATTGATGACACTGTTATAGAAGAATCTTTTGTAAATGATGCAGAAGACTCCATCATCGCAGAAACAGGCGACAGCAACCACATGATAGCAGGCTTCGCAGGTATGCTGGCAGCTCTGTCAGGTCTGTTCATGCTTAGAAAGAAAAAAATATAAACAATGAAATTTATCTTTCATAAGGTAAAACAAAGTCCCATTGCGGACAGTATTAAAATTGAGCGTCCAGTTACGGATGGATTGAAAACCCCCGTAAGGTTTTGTAGGGCGTGGCTCTATAATTGAAAATGTATACTAAGTAAATTATAGCTCTGCGCCTGATTTTTTTAAAAATGTATACAAAGTGCAAAGATGCCAATTGGGGTAGTCGTTTGTTTAGACAGATGGCTACCTTATTTTTATATAGATATTTGAACGAAAAAGGAAGTGATACCCTTGGGTCGTGGACGAATTTATAATAACTTTTTTACTCCTGAGAGATGGGAGCAGGTAAATCCAGAAAACAAACGAATTCTTGAAGACTTTGTTGCGGAATGTAAGCAACGTCAAAAGTCCAAAGGTACAATTGAGGGTTATTATTCCGATCTTCGTATTATTTTTATATATGTTTTATTAAAACTTAGAAACCGTTCTATCTTGGAACTAAAAAAGAAAGATTTTCGTGGAATGAGTTTATATTTTTCTGATGAGTGCAAGATGTCTGCAGCGAGAGTTAATCGTATCAAAAGTGCTTGCAACAGTATGCTGACATTTTGTGAAGAAGATGATGATTACGATTATGATATCAACTATTCTAAGAAAGTCGCGGGTCTGCCTAAAAATCCAGTAAAAGATGACGAAGATGACTTTTTCTTTACATTTGAAGAATTCATTGCTGTTAGAAATAAACTTGTAGAACAAGGAAAATTACAACTAGCAGCATTATGGAGTTTAGGTTTTGATTCTGCCGGACGAAAAAATGAATTGTTTCAGGTCGAAAAGCATGGATTGCTAAATGGCAATAAGACGAACGTCGTTGTTGGTAAACGTGGAAAGAAATTTCCTCTTGTTTATTTGGATGATACGAAAGAATTGATCAGACAATATTTGGAGCAACGTGGAGAAGATGATATTGATTCTTTGTGGATTAAAGGTTCTGGCGAGAATAAAGAACCAATTGCCTATGCCGCAATTTACGAAAGAATTTGTTCTATTTCTAATGTATTGTCAGAGATTCGTGGAGAAGAATGTAACATCTTTCCACACACTATGAGACATAGTAGATTGGAATGTTTGGCGCAAGGCACAGACACAAGATTACTTGATGAAAAAGGCGAGCCTAAAAAGTTTCCTTTAGAGCAAGTACAGATATTTGCTCACCACAGTGATATTTCAACCACCCAATCTTATCTCAAAGATCATTCAGATGACACTATTAACAGTATGTTTGGTTTTAACTAACCCTCCCAAAGAGGGATTTTCTTCTTATTCATAACCCCTCTTTTTTCTCTAAGGGACGGATTGCACCTACATGGGCGATACCAGTCCCTTTTCTTCTATCCATCAGTGGTCTAATGGCTATGACATCAGCCTTCCAAGCTGAAAATGCGGTTTCGATTACCGTCTGGTGGTTTCGTTATAAAATTTAAAAAGAATAAATACAAAATGAAAAATGACAAACAGGAAAACAGGTGATTAAATGGCAAATATCATAACTCCTCACACTGAGGAAGAAGTCAAAAAGATGCCTGTCGCAAAACTAAGACAAGAATATCTTCGCATGGCAGAAGATTATAACAAAATGATCAACGGTGACTTGGTATTCTGTGGTCATTGTGGAAAATGGCTGCCAAAGTCTTCTTATTATTCCAAGAAATCAAACGACAGTGGTATTGAACCATTCGCTTGTAAAAAATGTTTACTTAATATGGCGACAGATAAGGCTGGCAAGGCTGAGTTGCGTGTTGATAACAAAGAAAAAGCAATCTCTGTATTGCAACGTTTGGATTTGCCGTTTATTGAAAAAGTATATGATACTGCAGTACAAGATTGTGCTAGTGATGTTGGCGAAAAGAATCGAAGCGTTGGTTGGTTACAATATATGGTAATGATCCTCAGTCTTCCAAATTGGCGTGGTCAGACATTTGCTAATAGTGAATGGGAAATTTCAACTGAAGATGATGTGAATGATGGCTTAACATCTGAAGCTGCTCTGAAGAAAGCAAGAAAATTGTTTGGTAATTATCCAGATAAAGATCTTGCTTTTTTATATACGGAATATAAGGATTGGACACAACGTTATGTTTGCGACTCAAAGGCACAAGAACTATTGTTTAAGCGTGTTTGCTTTAAACAATTGGCTATTGAAAATGCTCAAAAGGCTGGCAAGGACACAAAAGAATTAGATAAAAGTTTGCAAGAACTGATTTCTAGTTTAGGTCTGAAGCCATCTCAGAATAATAATAACGCACTCGCAGACAATCTGACATTTGGTCAATTGATTGACAAATGGGAAAACGAACAGCCAATCCCGGAACCGTCCGAAGAATTCAAAGATGTTGACAAGATTGGTTTGTACATAGATGTGTTCTTTAAAGGACATCTATCTAAGATGATGGATATCAAAAATGCATTTTCCAGATTGTACGATGCGTTTATGGCTAAGTATACGGTAACTAAACCTGAATATGAGGCTGACACAGATTCCGAAGTGATGTTTGACAGAATCTTCGGTAAAAAAATGGACGAGGAGTGATGTCCTATGGCGGCTCCCGTAAAAACCCAAAAAGAGATTGAACAAGCCAAGGAGCAAAAGTTTATGAATATGATTGCGTTCCGGGCGTCATATTACAGGGCTAACCCGCAAAGGTTTGTTTCTGAAGTTCTTGGGTTACATTTAAAAGTATTTCAACAAATTTTGCTGTGGGCGATGATGCATTATAATTATTTGATGTATCTTGCTGCGCGTGGACAAGGCAAAACCTACCTTACAGCATTATTCTGTTGTGTTCGTTGCATTCTTTATCCCGGAACTAAAATTGTAGTTAGTTCTGGTACATTAAAACAGGCGAACGAAGTCTTGTTAAAAATTCAAGACGACTTTATGATAAACTCCCCTATTTTACGAACCGAAATTGAAAAAGTAAGCATTGGTCAGAATGATGCCTCTATTTACTTTAAAAATGGATCGTGGATTAAAACTAGAACAAGTTCCGAGAACAGCCGCTCTGCCAGAGCGAATATCATAGTAATCGACGAATTCAGGATGGTAGATGAAACCGTTCTAAACACAGTTCTCAGAAAATTCTTAACTTCTCCTAGACAACCTAAATATCTAAACAAACCTGAATACGCTCATCTTCAGGAACGTAACAAAGAAATTTATATGTCTAGTGCGTGGTTTAAAAGTTCTTGGGCATATAAAAAGGCACAAAGTTATACTTTGAACTTCTTTGATGATAAGAAAAAGTATTTTATTTGTGGTTTACCATATCAAGTAAGTGTTAAAGAGGGTTTACTCTCCAGAGAACAAATTGAGGATGAAATGAGCGAACTTGATTTTAACGAACTTGTTCAAAAAATGGAAATGGAATGTTTGTGGTTTGGTGATACAGACGGTAGTTTGTTTAAATATGATGACGTTGAAAAACGTAGAAAATTAAAGAAAACTTTGCTGCCGCTAGATTATTACACGGATAAAAATCCAGTTCCAAAAGTACCGACTGCTGGTAAACGTATATTGTCTGTGGACGTTGCGTTAATGCAGACAACAAAATCTAAAAAGAATGACGCATCTGCCATCTTTATTAATGATTTGGTTCAGGTAAATGCGACATCATATAGTTCAAACATTTCTTATGCAGAGACATTTGAAGGTTTGAAGACTGACGAATTGGCTATTATTGTGATGAGATATTTTTACAAATATAATTGTACAGATTTGGTAATAGATACAAATGGTAAATAAATTGCCCATTATGTTGGTGACAACATAATCGCAGTGCGGAATTAAGCTGGAACCCTGAGATGGGAATCAGAACCGAAGGCTGTGGAAACCACAGTCAGGGGCAACGCATAGCGGCTGAAAAGATATAACGCCGCCACGAGTCCGCGCCATCTATATAAAATTAAATACACAGTCAGCTTTGTGTATGTGAAAAATTTGACATGTACAAAGGGGTGATATTGTGTTATTAACAGAAAAAGTTGAATTAAAATGGAATTCTAAAATTAAAAAACACTATGTGAATCTTGGATATCATTATACCAAAATGAAAGATCCGTTCATTGTTAATGTGAGCGATTTGACAAAAGGTAGCTCTGTACAAGTAGAGTTAAAATGTGATTATTGTGGAGATAAATATTTTGCTACATATGAAAGATATTTAAAATCTCGGACTAATGTGCAAAAGGATGCATGTCGAAAACCGGAATGCACTGGTGCAAAAGCACAAGAGGCATTAAAAGCAAAATATGGCGTAAATTCTATATGGGATGTTGATGAAATTGTTGCAAAAAGAAAGGCGACAAATTTGAAAAAATATGGTAGTGAAAATCCATTTGGAAGCAAAGAAATTATAGAAAAAATTAAACAATATAATTTGGAAAACTACGGTGTAACAAGCCCAATGCAAAGACCAGATGTTCTTCAAAAATCGAGAGAAACTTGTATGCAAAAATATGGAGTTCCAAATTACGGAAAACTTTATTCAGAAACACATTGTAAAGAACTTAGCCCAACATGGAAAGGCGGCGCATCATATCATCGTGTTGAACGATCTACATACGAATACAGACAATGGAGAAAGGCAGTTTTTGTTCGAGATAAGTTTACATGCACTTGTTGTGGCGCACGTAACTATAAAGGTTTAGGAAAAACAGTGTATCTTGAAGCACATCATATTGATGATTGGAAAAACAATGTAGATAAAAGATATGATGTTGATAATGGAGCTACTTTATGCCAAGATTGTCATATTAAATTTCACTCATTGTTCGGAAAACACGGAAATAATTATGAGCAATTGATGGATTTTTATAAACAATATATAGATGAAAAGATATGCTAAACTAACAGGAATTTGAACTGTTAGAATTACAGGATAAAAAGCCTGTAAGGTAATAAATTGATAGGTTTAGGTGTCTATGACTACATCACAAAAGACCAGTATGATCAGGAAACAGGACAGACTTACAAAGCAATGACTTGTATCAATGACAAAGATATGGCAGACAGATGCCGCGTCCGTGATGCAAATAAAGTTGTATGGTCTGTTAAAGCAACGGCTTCTTTCAATAATGAAATTTGTATTTTACTTCGTAACGGTATCCTTAACGGGAAAATCAATCTACTTGTTTCCGAACAGGAATGCGTAGATGTACTCAAAGATATGGTTAAAGGTTTTAATAAACTGTCACTAAGTGAACAGGCAAAATTAAAACTACCATATATTCAGACAACTATGGCTGTTTATGAGCTTATTAAACTAGAACACGAGGTTAAAAATGGTAATATTAAAGTTATGGAAGTTGCTGGTATGAGAAAAGATAGATATTCTAGTTTGGCATATAACTACTGGTGTGCATGTCAACTAGAATTGAAATTAAAACCTAAGACAGAGTCTACTCAAAGTCTTGTGGATAAATTACCACTGAGACAACCTCGTAGATTTTCTGCATTCAAAGATGAAATTTGAGGAGGTGCTTATTTTTGGCACAAAAGAAATCTGATGCGTCAAAAGCATCTTCTACAAAGACAAAAACTCAAACAACAAAAACTAC